GAGCGCGCCACCCGGAAGGATTGGGCCAACACGCTGCTGGCGTGGTCAAACAATTGGGTTTGGAGCAAATCGTGGGGTCCTGAGCCCGGCAAGGACGGCTGCCATGTGCCCCAGGACATCCTCGACCGGTTCGACCTGAAGTACCGCGGGCACCTGTTCTCGCCGGAGCACATGGCGGCGATCCGGGAGAGGGTCAGTAAACAGGCTGTTGACACGCAACTGGCGACTGTGCCATAACCGGGTCAGAGCCACTGGGGCTCTTGGGAGACCTCCGATGAAGGAACTGAACGACAGCCTGGACAATCTGTTCACCGGCGATACCGGCCCGGTCCGCACCGCACCGGTTCGTGAGAACGCCATCGAGTTCAAGGGCGCCGTCGAGCGCTTCGAGGAAAAGTGCACCAAATGCCGCGGCACCGGCAAGTTCACGAGCTACGCCGGCCGCCAGTTGGGCCCGTGCTTCGCCTGCAAGGGCGAGGGCAAGTTCACCTTCAAGACCTCGCCGGAGGCCCGCGCTAAGACCCGCGAGCAGAAGGCCTCCCGCTCCGCCACCAAGGCCGAACAGACGTGGTCCGACTTCGCGGCTCAGCAGCCGGTAGCTGCTGCATGGATTGTGACCAAGCGCGAATCGTTCGACTTCGCCGCCAAGATGTATGACGCAGTCGTCCGCTTCGGGGACCTCACCGATCGCCAGCTGGACACCTGCACGCGCTTGGCTGAGAAGGATGCAGCAAAGGCTGCTGAGCGCGCCGAGCGCATCCAGAACGCCCCGCAGGTCGATACGGCTGGCATTGATCGGCTCAAGGCCGCCTTCGACAAGGCCCGTGCCTATGCCGCCGCTAAGGCCCCTGGCGTTTCGATCCGCAACCCGAAGATCACGATCGGCGGCATGACGATCAGCCCAGCCAAGGCTGATTCAAAGAACGCCGGCGCGCTCTACGTGAAGGCTGGCCAGACCTACCTCGGCAAGATCTCGAACGGCCAGTTTCTGGCCTCTCGCGAGTGCGACGAAAACCGCAAGGCTCAGGTGCTGAAGTTCGTCGCCGATCCAGCCGATGCCGCCAAGGTCTACGGCCAAGAGACCGGCATCTGCTGCGTCTGCAATGCCACCCTGAAGTCGAAGTGGCGCCTGCGCGGCATTGGCCCGGTATGCGCCGAGAAGATGGGTTGGGCCGGTCTGGCCGAGGATTTCGGGGTTGCCTTGTAGGGACCTCGGGGAGGGCGGCTACCAGCGCCCTCCCCAACTTTTTGGAGTGACAATGCCGATTCGACCGGAAAACAAAGCGCGGTATCCGAAGGACTGGACGAAGGTAGTGGTCCCTCGGATCCGCGCGCGCTCGGGGAATCGATGCGAGTGCACCGGGCAGTGCGGCAAGCCGCATTGTGGGCCAAGCGGCGGCGCTCAGATCGGGGGACCGCTGCGGCGCCTGGAACGGAATGCCGATCGATGACATCGAGGGCCCGAAGATCGTCCTCACCGTCATGCACCTCGACCACCAGCCGGAGAACTGCGACGATGCCAACCTACTGCATGCCTGCCAAGGCTGTCATAACCGATACGACGCGCCGGTGCGCGCCGCTGGCATCAAGGCCCGGCGCAAGGCGCTGAACGCCGAGGGCGATTTGTTCTACCCACTCTCACCACATATTTCAAAAGGAATTAAGATGGCCAAAGATAGTGATACTTGGTTGATCGCATGCGAGCGCAGCGGGGTTGTCCGCGATGCCATGATAGCGGCCGGCTACAACGCAATCAGTTGCGATTTGTATCCGACCCGCCGTCCGGGCCCTCACTTGCAAATGGACGTCAGGAAGGTGCTGGAGCGGCACTGGGGCGGTATTATTGCCCACCCCGACTGTACCTTCCTGACGAATGCCGGTGTCCGCTGGCTCTACAAAGGCGGCCGGAAAGAGAACGGCGTGGATCCAGATCGATGGAAGTCGATGGAGGAGGGCTGCGAGTTCTACAAGCTGTTTTGCGAGGCGGATCACATCCCGCTTCGTGCGGTCGAGAACCCGATCATGCATGAATATGCCGCGGAGATCATCGGCCACCGGGCTGACCAGTTCGTGCATCCGTGGTGGTTTGGTTCCCCCTTCCAGAAGGCGACCGGCCTGCGGCTATACAACCTGCCGAAGCTGCCGCGGGAGCGCGCCAAGTCGAGCTATGACCCGCCGCCGAAGCAGGAGGTGTGGCTCATGGGTCCGTCGGAGGATCGCGAGGAAAAACGCAGCAAGACCGACGACCAAGTCGGTCGGGCGATGGCCCAGTATTGGGGTCCGCTCCTCGGTTACACCACCTTGGGAGGACCGCATCTTTCTGATCCAAATTCATTCAAGGGGGAAAAATCAGTAAGCGTGTAGTTGACACCCGGCCCGGGATATGATCTATTCCGGGTCGAGCCATTGGGGCTCTGGAGATTTATTCATGACCAATATCCCGACAATCGACCGACCGGTTCTTGCCGAAGGTTCGAAGTACCGTCTTGAGTTGATGAGCGCAGAAAAGGTTGTCCGCGCCACCCTCATCCGCATTGTTGATGACGCCCCGCTGGGCCGTGGCTTTTCGTTCCAGTTGGCCGGTCGGCGCCTGTTCGTCTACGAGCGCGACCTAACGCCCGGCCCGAACGGAATCCTGCTGTGCGCTTGTTGAGGGTTGGAAAAATGGCCTACATTCCGATGATCGACACCGAGACCGGAGAGATCGATTCTCTCCGGGTTGTTGCCCGCGCCGAGACCCGCGCCTGCAGCGAGTGGGGTGGACCAAATCCTCCCCCCAGCTATCACCGTCAGGCCCTCGCGTGGTGCCTTGAGCGCGCCCAGTCAGAGCGCCTGCAGTGGCGCGACGAGCGCGGCCTGCCCCGCGAGGAAGAGGGCGTCCTCACCGACATTTCGACGTGGACCGATACCTTCAGGAGGACGGCGTGAGAAACCCGGAGCCGGCCGAGATGGCCAAGCGCATGATCGACCAGTGCGGCGACCCTGATCTCGCGCGCCGCGCGGCCGAGCGCCTGACGTCGGACCACTTCGCCATGAACCCGACCGATTCGCGGTTCTGGCACGAGGTGGCCAAGGTGCTGCAGAGCCAGATGGTGCAGCAGTGACCGGATCCGAAATGAGAGAGCTGCGCCGGCGCCTCGGCATGGACCGCCTGCAGATGGCGCGGGTGATCGGCTACACCGGCACCGACCGCAACGACGAACTGCGGGTGAAGCGCCTGGAGAACGCCGGAGATCCGGTGCCTCTCTACATCGCGCGGCTGCTGTGGCTGATCGAATCGAACTGGCTGATGTTCGGGTCGCTGCCGACCTTCCCGCAGTGGAGCGGATACGATTTCGACCACAGCCCGGACCCCGGGCACAAGGAGGAGGCATGAGCAACATTATCCGCTTGCCGAGGAGAGTCCGCCCGCTTCGCAAAACCTACCATCCGATGTCTCCATACGAAGTCGAGCGGGAGGACATGGACGACGGGTCCATTACCTACTGGGTCACGGATATGCGCCCCGATACGTTCCGAACGGTTGCCCACACCAACGACGATCTAGGTCGGAATGGCTACGCCAAATTCGACGCAGAGCAGATTGTCCGAGGGCTGAACCTACTGGTGCAGTACGGCAAGGAAAGCCTGCCGAACGTCAAGGACCGCGTTTTTTCAGACGATGACGCTGACGAAGATTGATGAGCCTCTTCAGCGGAACATGCGAAGGCGGACCTCTCCACGGCCGGGTGCTGCACCATGGCGAACCGGTGTACGAATCAGCCATGATTGACGGCAAGATGGTCACGCGATCGCAGGACGCCAAGAAGGTCTCGAAAGAGGCCAACGTGAAGTGGGCCACCTACCGACACAAGAACGGCATGTGGATCTGTAAATCGTAAACGGTAGGTTGACTGATCTTCGCGTATCTGTCACAAGAATCATCGAGCGCATGGGCGGCCCTGCCCCCAGAAAAGCCCAGCGCTCCCGGCGGCCGGATTGGTGATGCGTCCGGCCGCCGCCCCTTTCAGGAGGCCATGATGGCGATCGACAACCCGACCTCGGACACCTCGCGCGGCATTCAGCACGAGCCGAACATGGACTATCCGATGTCGGTGACGGTCCAACTGATGTGGATGGTCGACGGCAACGCCTGCTACCACACCATCGACATCCCGTCAGATCGGTTTTTCGGTTATGGCCAGTACGGCGCCCCGATCGAGGGCGCGGCATTGATCGGAATGATCGAGAACGCGCGCCGTGCCGGCCCTGTCGTTCTCCCCAAAGCGAAGGCTACGAAGAATGCCAAAAAGCGCTAACCCGACGGTCAAGGTCGAGCAGTGGGATATCGATCGCGTGCTGCCGTATGCTGGCAACGCCAAGATCCATCCTGACCTGCAGGTGGGCCAGCTCGCCGCGTCAATCAAGCAGTTCGGGTTCGTCAACCCGGTGCTGGTCGACGCCAAGGGTGTGCTCGTCGCCGGCCACGGCAGGCTGCTGGCGGCCCAGCAGCTGGAGATGGAGAAAATCCCCGTCATCAAGCTGGGCCACCTCACCGAGGATCAGGCAAAGGCGCTGAGGCTGGCGGACAATTCGCTCCCGCAAGGCGGCCGGTGGAATCCGGACATGCTGGAGGCCGAACTGGCGCATCTCAGCGCGATCAAGTTCGACCTGGAGCCGCTCGGCCTCGACAACATCGAACTGTCCGACATCGAGGAGCAGATCACATCGCCGTCGGTGCCGCGCGCCAACCGGACCAAGACCACAATCTTCCTGTCGGTTCGCAACGAGGATGTGGCCAAGGCCCGCAAGGTCATCACCGCAGCGCTCGACAAAGCCAAGGTGGCTCACAACCTATGACTCTCCGCCGCATCGCCCCGATCCCGCATCCTGGTGTCAAGACGCCTGATCTCGGACCACGACCGACCGTGGAGTGGGTGGCCCCTACGGACCTGTATGTCGACGGCACCTACCAGCGAGACCTTGGCCGGCGTTCAGGGCAATTGATAAACAAAATGATCCGCCAATTCTCGTGGAGCCGCATGAAGCTGCCGAATGCAGTCCGCGCCGGCGACCAACTCCATCTCATTGACGGGCAGCACACTGCGATCGTCGCGGCGACCCTGAATATCCCGGAAATCCCGGTTTTTATCGTCAGCGCCGAGGCAATACCGGAGCGAGCGCGAGCATTCGTCGGGCTTAATACCGATCGCATCACGGTAGCCCCTCTCGATATCTACAATGCCCTTCTTGCGTCAGGAGACGAGAATGCATTGGAGATCGCCGCGGTGTGCAGGAAGGCAAATGTCCGGCTGCGCGTTACAAACCAGTCGTCGGTCACGGCTGAGGGCGACACGATGGCAATCGGAACCATCCGGCAATTGGTGAATCTGCGCGGCGTCAGTATGGCTCGGCAGGTCTTGGAGGTTCTTGTCGCGGCCAAACTGGCCCCGATCCTGGCTGCTCACATTAAGGCGACGGCGCATCTGCTGTGTGTCAGCCACCGCGGAGTTGATCAGGAAAAGCTGTCTCGTATCATTCGAATCGACGGCGAGGCCGGCGTCCGATCCGCCATGAGCCACGCTAAGATTGCTCGAATTTCACTGTGGAAGGCCCTAGTCGCCCGGTGGGGAGAGAAGGTTGGAAATGTCCGACGCATTGCGTGACGAATATGTCAAGAGCCTGGAAAACGAGAACGCTGAACTGCGGGAGAAATTGCGCGCTCTTGAGCATCGTTCGGGGTACTACTTCTCTGCTCCCACCATTATGGCCCTCACCAGTAGCGAAGAGAAAATGTTGGGTTTCCTGATGAAGCGTGAGCGCGCGACTAAAGCTCAACTGATGGACGCCCTCTACTCCGATCGGGTCACGGTTGACGAGGAGCCAAGTCTGAAGATCGTTGATGTCTTCATTTGCAAGATCCGGAAAAAGGTCGCCAAATTCGGAATTGAGATCCAGACCCACTGGGGTTTGGGATACAGTCTCCCGCCGGCCAGCAAGGCCATCGTTACGCAGATGCTAACACCGGAGCGCGCAGCATGACCGACGAAACCAGCAACACTTTCACCATCGAATCCAGTGAAGGCAAGCGTGCCCGCAAGATCAAGTCCCAGATGCTCAACCTGATGGAGGAGGTGGTTGACCTCATGGAGGAGGCGCGCAAGGAAGGCTTCGAGGTCCAGTTCAGCGTGGCGCGCAACCAAGAGACCGGTGTCAATTTCATCAACAACGATCTGCTCAAGGTCATCAAGGTATGGTGAAGCACGGCGAGATCACTTCGCCGCTGATCACGGCGATCTTGGCAAAGCGGGTGGCGACGCACCGCAAGACGGTGATGCTGTTCGGAGCCGCGGCTCGGCCGCTCGAACTCAATGACAGGGAATGGCAGATCGTCGAGCAGAGCCTGCGGCTCGCGACCAAGATGATGGAGGCGCACAAGCCATGCTGAAGCTGACCAGCCAGAAGGGCATCGATGTCTATATCGCCCCGCAAGCCATCCTGTACATGGAGCGCCTCTCCCCTGGAGGGTGGACCGAGGTCGGCCTCACCCGCGGCAACATTTTCGTCAAGGAGACACCGGAGGCCATCCTCGCTCACCCGCAGATGGTCTATTTCCTCAACCCGGCCATGGTGCTGCTGTGATCGCCCCTGACGCCGAACCCATCAGCAACCGATCGCCCTACAAGCGGATCGACCTGTCTCGCCCCAAGCCCAAGGCGACCATCACCCGCCAGGAAGCGATCGACAGCGGTAGCATCCCGGACCCGGCGCTTTACGACTATTGCCACATCTACGATATCTGGACCCTGAAGCCGTGACTAAGTCCCGTTGTATGGTCCTAGAGCCGCTGTCCATGGTTGTGATCAAGTAGACCAAAACGGAACCCTGAAACATCCAAATGCCTGCCCTGAAGAACAACAAGTGGGAGCTGTGCGCCATGGCAATGGCTGGTGGAGCTCAGACCCAGAAGGAGGCAATGCGCGCCGGAGGCCTGAAATACGACGGCGCCAGCGCGTCGCGGTTGTTCAATCGGCCGGAAATGAAGGCCAGGATCGCCGAGATCATCGCCGAGCGCGCGCACACCGAGCGCCAGATCGCTGCGCAGAGCGTCTCAGAGGCCGCAATCGACCGGGCGTGGGTTATCCGCCACCTGAAGCACAACGCACTGGCGGCCATGCGTGGGCATCCGCTGTACACCCGGGATGGGGACTTCCTGCGGGATAAGAACGGGAATCCGCGGTACGGCAAGCCGGATCATGCGGCTGCGGCGGTGTCACTGAAGCTGATCGGCTCGGATCTGGGCATGTTCATCCAGCGCACCGAGATCGGCGGCGTAGGCGACTTCGCCCGCATGTCGGATGGCGAGCTGCACCAAGAGCTGCGGTCGCTGGTCGAGCAGATGGGGCTGCCGCCGGAGATGCTGGCGCTGGTCGGGCCTGAAGGCGAGGACGAGGAAGACGAATAGGCTTGCAGGGTGTGCCGTGCTGTGCCATCCTGTGCCACATGGAATTATCGAAATGCAAGATATGCGGCGAGCGGCACCGGCTAGGTGGCTGCCCCTCGTCTGAGAAAAGCGAGCCGCAAGGTTCGCGCAGGGTGGCACCTAATAAGGCCAGACAGCCGGAACCCAGAAATGGCCCTGCGGCCCCTATTCCCATCTCTCGCGGTGAGGCCGGCAACGGCAAACAACCGCTTATGGCACCCCGGCCAGCGCCACCGGTCCCGCGAGAGTTCAAAAAGCCCTTGGCGAGGGACGCCGACAAGACGCTGATGGCAACGAAGCCTTGGGAGGCTGAAGGCGTCAGCCGCCGGACATGGTACCGCCGACAGAAGGAAGCCAAGCAATGAGCGTTTACGTGATCGCGCGGAATGGCGGATACGAGGGCCATTCGCCACCCCTCCTCTCGATCCGTGATCGAGAAACGGCGCTGGTCGCGTTGGATTTCCTTCGCGCGAGTGGCGAGGGCGGCTACGAGATGTTTGAGGTGCCCGAGTGGCCCAATGCCCCGAACAAATGGTGGGACACCAAGCCGATGGAGGAGCCAAAGCAATGAGAATCATGGCCCTGATCGGACTAGCGATCTACCTCGGCATCGGCGCCATGCTCCATGCGCTGTTTGTCGGGCCTCACTTCGACTGGTCCTCGGCCTGGACCTTCGGGTGGTTGCTCGGGTGGCCGATCATGGGGCTGCTTGCGCTGTTCGCGTTCGGCCTCGCTGTCATGGCGATCGTTCTCCCGATCGTGGGCATCAGCGAGTGGAACGAGAAGCGGCGGATCAGAGCGGCCATCGCGGCCCGAAGGGCGCGGACATGATGGTGATCCAGCGCCGCAAAACCCTCCGCGAACTCTACCGTGATGTGCTGTTGCTGCGCGCTGAGGTGGCCGCGGCCGAACTCGAAAGGCTGACCCGATGACCCGCTTCATGCTGTTGCTGACGAGCGAGAACTATTGGGCTATAGCTTATTCGTTCCTGCTGCATCGGTGGGAGAAGCGGAAGTAATCCACGCGAATTGAACTGATCGCCCGCTACGGAGTTAGGCATCATGCGAACCTTTAGCGGCGTCCGCCGCCCGATGGGCGGTTTTATTGTAGACCCTGGCGAGCAGCGGGCTGAGGCTGCGAGACAGATCGAGCAGCGTCTCAGCGACCACATTGACCACCAGTTGAACATTGAGTTCGGCCGGCTTACCCGAAGAATGGAGACGATCATGCGCAGACTGGAGGACGTCCTCGACGTCATTTCGAAGCAGAAGACCAGGATCGATTCGCTCGACGCCTTGATGGATGCCCAGCGGGCCGAGATCCGGCGCATCCTCGCCAACAGCAACACCAGCCAGACCACCCAGCAGCTCATCGATCAGGTGTTCGACCGCCTGAGCGAGAACACCGGCGCCCTCGATGCGGCGATCGCCGAGAACATCGACAGCGGCAAGGAAGCCGAGCAGAAGAAGGACGAAGGCATCGACGGCAAGTCGGCCAAGGAAATCCTCGACGAGAACAACAAGAAGCGCGAGGAGGAGATCGGCAGCGCAACCACCAACGAGCAGTCGCAGCAGTCCCAACCGGTCTGGGGCGAAGGCGGCCAGCAGCAGGATGCCGGCTCCAAGCCCAAGGAAGATGGCGGCAAGAGCGACACCAGCGGCGCCCCGACCGGCCCCGCCAACAGCGCCGAAGAGAGCACCAAGGGCAACGCCGACATGACCCCGCCGTTCGCCGCGGACAAGACCCAGGGCAGCACCGACGCGCGCGACCTGCGCCCGGACATCGCTGACCCGGCGCTCGGCGACCCTGGCGGCAACACCAACGCAGGCTCCTACAACCAGACCACCGGCCAGATGGACACTGCAGGGCGTCCGCCCGTGATCAACCCGGCGACGGGGCAGCCTTACCCGGGGATCGTCGGTGGAGCGCCTCCGTCCGACACCGGCAACAAGGACCTCTCGATGCCGGCGGACGTCGGTTACCTGGGCCAGAAGGGTGATCCGGCCACCAGCCCGGCGATGCAGCAGGGCCTCAGCGGCACTGGGGGCGGCTCCAATACGTCCGACCCCAATACGGGCCATCAGGCCAACGTCGCGGCCTCGGGCTCCCCTGAGCCTCCTGTGGCCCGTGACAACGCCATCGGCGACGAGCCGCTGAAGGATCCAAGCCGGCCGGTTGGCCCGGTCGACCAGAACGGGCAGCCGTTCGAAGAGGTCGAGGCCAAGCGCAAGGCCGAGCAGGAGCGCCAGGGTCTGGGCTAAATAGCTCGCTCTGGAGCAAATTGAGCCCCGCAGGTTTCGGCTTGCGGGGCTTTTCTTTGTCGTGTATGGTAAGCATATTGGTTACTGCCACGCGCCGTGGCGAGGAGAGAGCGATGCCCGCTGAAGACCTGATGCCGATCGAGAAGCCGACTGGCCTCCACCGCTATGTGAAGCGCCCTGCTGGGATGTTCGACCGCGATCGCCGGACCGTCAACGTTCACCAGCAAGAATGGTCCGTGGTCGACTTCACCACCGGCAGCAACGGGGTAGAGCGCCTCGAATGGCGCGATGTGCCGCTGGTCGAGGAGGTCGACGAATACAAGGATTCCGAGGGTCGCACGATCGCCGACCGCCGTCGGAAGGGCCTTCCCGATCGAGAGAAGCCGCCACTGGGCCAACCGCCATCATGGCTGCAGGAGCAGGACGCTCACGCCCGGAGCACCCGCGCTGACGCCAGCCTCGCCAAGCAGCTCCAGACCTCCATTGAGCGCAACGCCGAACTGAACGCGATCGTCCAGCGGCAGGGCAAGGCTCTGGAGTGGATCGCCAACGACCCCGGCGCGCACCCGGCAAACATGGTCGCAGTGGCCAAGCAAGGGCTCGGTAGGTCATGACAGAGCAGGAAAAGGACCGCCGACAAACGCAGATCCGCGGGACCGAATGGATTTACGTTGGCACCCTTGTCGCTGTCGTCGCTGCCTTCGTTGTTATCGCGATCGTCCGCTTTTACCCAGTCATCTGCTATTTCAAGAAGGGGTGCGAGCTATGAGTAGGACTTCTCCCGAGACCGAAACTATTACGTTCCCGCGCTGGTGGGTTGAACAGTCTCACGCGCAGCTTACGCAGATGGTTCCGTTTCCATCCGGCAGGCTTGGCGATTGGGCGTTTCTGTTCCGCGAGATGCTTTCGGACGCTCTCGCAAAGCCCGGAGTTGCCCCAACTCCGAACGAGTTGCTGATGTGGGCTGCGGCAGTAGCGGAAAAGGGCGCAAAACAATGCTCTGACGGCGATAGCGAGTGGCACCGCGGGTTCCGATACGCTGCCGACAACACCGCCAAAGGTATCGCAGCCGACTTGCGACGCGCTGCACTTGCGGTCTCACCGACAGCGGCGCCCGCCCCAACTCCGGCAGCTTGGCACGGGATCACCACGGAGCGTATCGACCCTCCAGATTCCGAAATGAGATGGATCGCTTACTACCACAACCGGAACGCCGATCAGTGCGGCGCCGGAGAGGACGAGAAGCAAGCAATTCAAGACCTGATCGACAATTACGACAGACCCTCGAATGCATCACTTTCGCACTCATCGACAGATCGGACCTCGAAATGACTGGCCTAAAGGTAGGAATGACAGTCGTCGCTAATGCCGGAGGACTTGGTTGGCCCTATCGAGCGGAGATCGAAGATATCTACAACGGTCGTGCCTTGCTGCTGCCGCTCGAAGTGCCGTTCACCGCCTCCAGCGTGCGAACAAAGCACTATAAAAAACGGCGCCGATGGGTTCGTCTCGACCGACTTTCGGTCTCCTCTCCTGTCCATACACGCGAAGGGGAATAGCGATGGCACAAGTGCCGCAGATCCAGCGCATTGAACGTCTCGAAGCCGAAGTCGCCAAGCTCCGAGAGCAGGTTAACAAGCTCCTCGGCGAGCGCCAAGGTGGGCTCGAAGCCCGCGCCGCGGACGTAAGGCGCCAGATCGGATTGCGGCCATGAGCACCAAACGCCAGGAAGTGGCCAAATTGAAAAGGCTGGCGAAAGAGTTTCGCACTGATGCTGAGAAATACACCTGCCGTCCAGGCATGGTTGGTTTTGGCGCTCAGGAAAAGCCCATCATTGATGTTTGCAGGCGCATGGCTGAATCCCTGGAGGCGATTGCCGCGGCGGTCTCGCGCCCAGTTCAGACAAAGGGGAACTAGATGACCGAACTAGAACTCGCAATGCGCAAGCTGGCCAACGAGGTGAAGCTCGACACTATCGAGGCATGTGCAAAACTCGTTGAGCAATGGTCCGCGTCGCCCGACCGCGCGAGCATCGCCGCTGATATCAGGGCTATGTCTCCCTCTCCCCAGGGAACATCACCATGCCCCGGCTGTGACGGGCACGAATGCGACGATGGTTGCCAATATCCAGGAGTGGCGAACTCTTCGCAACTCCAAGGTGGCAAATGAGCATGAGGCGAAACAGAATCCATAAGCGGATGTACGCCGTATCGCTGGAAAAGGTCGGCATTATTGCCGGCACGATGGCTTACTCCCGCAAGCGCGCAATTGAGTGTTTCACGCCGCTGGGACAGTGGGAAATGTACAAGCGGGCCGGCTATCGAACGGTCATGGCACAGGTAAAGATACTCCCGCGGACACCCCAGGAGTCCGATCAATGACGCTCAAGATCACGGGTACGACGAAGAACTGCCGCGAATGCCCTAACCGCGTCTACTACTCGGGCGGGGTTTACGAATGCACAGCGGCCGGAGATGTGCAAATCAAACCGTCCGAGACGGACACGATACCGGATTGGTGTCCTCTACCTGATTACCCGATCGTTCGCAGGTCCGATCATGTGGGAAGTCCTGCAGATGAACGAGGTGGGGCATGAGCAAGCGAACCAAGCTAAGCCCGAAGCGCGAGGAACTGATTGATCAGTTCGCCGACATCTTCCACTCGTTCAAGGATCTCAACAAGGTCACGCCACTAGCTCTCCTAGCCAAGCTAGAGCGCAAGGGGATTACCATTTCCAGGAAGCCGAAGCGCGCGAACTCTCCGGCACTCCGCGAGGGAAAATGAGCCGACATCCAATCGAGACGCTTTGGCGCGAGGTCGGACTGCCAGAATACTTTCTTGGCAATGACGGCAGTAATAACAAGCTCTACGCTCTTTATGACCGTATCACCGAGGAGTGCGCGAAGGTGGCTGAAGGCATGGCTGCGGATCAGGAGCGAACGAACGCCAAATATCCCGACCACGCCAAGGCGTACGCAACCTGGCGTAACGCAGTTCACTGCTACCACGATGTAGCTCGCCAGATCCGTAAACTCACGATCTCTTCTGGAGACCGAAAGTGACAACCATTAGCAGCGACATCAAGGTTACCCATCGACGTATACCGCCGCCGCCGATCGAGGCATGGCAGTACCGCGGGCAGCCCTATGAAGAATTTCCTGACTGGGTGCGATCATGGATTGAGGCCGTCTACGTCGGTGGCCCTCGCCCGAAGCCAAAGAAGTTTCACTACGCGCTGCGGGATGACGAAGGCTACTTTTGGAAATGGATGAATCCTGAGCGGTTTGGGAATGAATACGAGCCGATCTCGCGGACATGACGAAAGATCGAAGGATAGGAGTAGGTTAAGGCGTGAACGCACCATTCCCGAGAGCCCAGTACGAGCGTTTGATGTTCGGCCTCACAGAGGCGCGCCGGCGCAAGGCCAAGGTCGAGCACCGCACCCGCGGCTACCGCGACGAGGACGGCGTGTGGCGCGGAGGGCTGCTGAGCTTCGTTCGGTACTTCTGGCACATCCTGGAGCCAGGAACGAAATTCCGCGATGGGTGGGCTCTGGAAGCGATCTGCGAGCACCTTGAGGCGGTGACCTTCGGCGAGGTGACGAAGCTGCTGATCAACGTGCCCCCCGGGTTCATGAAATCCCTGCTCACGGACGTGTTCTGGCCGGCGTGGGAGTGGGGCCCGATGCAAATGCCCCACGTTCGCTACGTGGCGTTCAGCTATTCCAGTTCACTCACCGAGCGCGACAACGTCAAGTTCCACGACCTTATGGCCTCGGCCGACTTCCAAGCCATGTACGGCGATCAGGTGAAGCTGCGGAAGGTGGGCGAGAAGAAGGTCTCGAACCGCAAGCACGGATGGAAGCTGGCGACATCGGTCGGCGGCGTCGGTACCGGTGAGCGCGGCGATCGCGTCATCCTCGACGACCCGCACAACGTCAAGGAATCGGAGTCGGAGGTGACGCGGACCGAGACCATCCGCTGGTTCTGGGAATCGATGTCGTCCCGCCTCAACGACATGGAGACCGGCGCCAAGATCGTCATCATGCAGCGCGTCAACGAGCAGGATGTGTCCGGCGAGATCATCGAGAAGGGCGACTGGTGTCACCTGATGATCCCGATGGAGTACATCTGGAGCGCCGGCGAGGATGGCGAGGCACCGGCGACCGATATCGGCTGGACGGATCCGCGCTGGCGCGAGACCCCGCAGGAGTGCGACGGCGAACTGGCGTGGCCGGAGCGCTTCCCGGACCGAATCATCCCGTCGATGAAGAAAGACGCCGGCCCGTTCGCCTGGGCGGCGCAGTATCAGCAGATCCCGAAGGCCCGCGGCTCGACCATCTTCGAGCAGGAGTTTTGGCAGGCTTGGGAGCCGATGGACGGCAAGTTCCCGACCCTCACCTACGTGGTTGCGAGCGTCGATTCGGCCTACACCGAGAAGGAAGAGAACGACCCGAGCGCGCTTGTGGTGGTCGGCGTGTTCGAGAACGAGCATGGCTTCAACCGGGCCATCCTGATGCACGCATGGCGCCGGCGGTTGAAGTTCTCCGGGCCCGAGGTGATCCCGGCGCCGGGCGAGAAGTCGCTGGCGTTCCGTGCGCGCCAGCAGAAGGCCTGGGGCCTCGTCGAGTGGGTGGGGCACACCTGCAACCAGTTCAAGGTCGATCGGTTGCTGATCGAGAACAAGGCCTCGGGCATATCGGCAGCTCAGACCCTCGCCAATTCACACCCGCACGCCGGCTGGGCGATCCAGATGGTCGATGCCAAGGTCGACAAGGTCGCGCGCGCACTGGCGGTGCAGCCATCCTTCGCCCAGGGCATGATCTACGTCCCGTTCCCGCTCCGGGAGTGGGGTGCGATGGTGATGGACGAAATGGAATACTTCCCCAAGGGCAAGTTCGACGACCTCACCGACGCCATGACGCACGCGGTGAAGCACCTGCGCGACATCGGGCTGCTGCGGAATGACACCGAGGTGCGGCACGACGAGGTCGAGGCGGCGAAGCCGAAGAAGCCGCGGAAGGCGCTTTATCCTGGTGTGCGCAGGAGTGCAGCTTAAATGCAGAGCGGTCGCGGTGGCATGGGAAGCAAGAAGCACGGTGTCTCTGGGCACGCCACCAAGAGCCCTCGGGCACGCCATCTTGAGCGGTTGGAGGCGGAGCGAACCAGCGACAGAAAGGACCGGTCTCGTATCAAGGACCCGAAGGGGAAGGTCTCCGATCTGTTCCGTAAAGCGTAAACATCCAGTTGACAACGGCGCGGGCTGGTGCATACTCCTCGCACTGAAGGTCTTGACCTTGAAGTCAACCAGGAGGCCGCCATGAAGTAGGGTCCGCGCAATCTGATTTGAGCCCACACGGCCTCGGTGCTCCCCACGCCGGGGCCGATTTCTTAGGGTAGGAGGACTAATCATGACACAGACCGCCACCAAGCCGCAGACCGAGACCGAGAAGCTGTTCGCCCTCGACAAGCCGTCGCTGGAGAACCTCAGCTACGCGCTGAGGCATCCCGAGACTTGGCCCAAAGGTTTCAGCTGGTATTTCGGTCACTGCAATCAATGCGCGATGGGGCTCGCCCATCGCTTGTGGAGCGGCCCAATCCACAGTTTTGTTAGTGGCCGTGAGGCGGTTTCTGTGATGGCGCGGGAGTTCGCGATGCCCTACGAGGCTGCGGAATCCATCTTCATGAAGCAAACTGGCAAGAGGCGTTTTTTTGGATTTGTCCCCAGAACCTACAATGGGATAACCCCAGAAATGGTGGCCGACCAGATCGACGCCTATATCGCCAAGGCGCGCTAACATGGCCGATCCGCTCCGAGTAACGGATCACGCCGTGCTCCGATACATGGAGCGCGCGATGGGCCTCAACGTCGAGATCGTCCGCCAGCACATCGAGGGCATCTGCAAGAACCCCGCCGCCCTCGGCGCCGTCTCGGTGCGAACCGAGGGCGTCCGCTTCGAGATCAGAAACAACACGGTCCTCACCGTTGCGCCGGACCGGACGAATCCCAGCAACACCGGTCGTGCGATCGTGCAGGACCAGATCCAAAGGAAGAAGCGTGAGCAGCAAGAGAACCAGCCTTTTGGCATTCGCACTGGTGGCCGCATTTATGACCTCCGCGACGGCGCAGGATGCAACGCCGACCCCGGCGCCGCAGGCTTCCCAGCCGGCACCTTCGATCCAGGTCCCGACGACTTTCCAGCTTGAAGTCGATCAGGCCGATCTGGCGGCGATCAGTAACGCGCTGATGGAGTTGCCGAAGAAGGTGGCTGACCCCATCATCAACAAGCTGAACGCCCAGCTGCAGAAGCAGATGCAGGCGGCGCAGGCCACAGCAAAGCAGGAGGGCTCGAAGTGAGGGTATCTCTTCCGGAATCTCGCCGCCTCCGAGCGCTAGAAATCGCGTGCGACAACTTCGCGCGCTGCGGCATTGCGACCGACAGCGCCGCGGTCCTCGCGCAGGCGAAGGCCTTCGAGGAGTTCCTGCGGGCAGGCACCAAGACTGTCCCCGCGAAGAAAAAGGTGCGTAAACGCGCCAAGTAATTCGGCGAGCCAGTGTCACTCTCGGTTAAAATCGTCGATAGGGGCCGGCAAGAGTGACCTGAAAGACTTGCCGGTCCCTCCCCTCAAATGGAGCCAAGGAAATTAACATGAGCGAACTCGATGCCGTCCTGAAGCCAATCCTGAAGCCCTTTACCTGCCATAAGAGCGTGTCCGCGGCAGAAATCACCTCGGTCGGGAATTACAGAACCGATCCCAGCCTGCCAGATGGTAAACGGCTGGTGCGATCGGTCACGCTGGAGCGAACCGTAACCATTGAACTGCCAGACGCCATGTTCGTCCGCTACGTGCCTGTGCCGGGCGACTTCCTCGTGGTCTACGAGGATGGCTACAAGTCATTCTCGCCGCGCAGGGCCTTCCTCGAAGGCTACAAGGCCGACGGCGAATCGTTCTCCGACATCAAGCAAGGGATCAAAAATGCCAAAGCCAACCCTGATAAAGCCTAACGGCGAGACCGCCGGCCTCCGCGACGATCAGAAGGAGTGCATCGAGAAGCTGGAGGCCGCGCTGGAGAGCGCCAAGAACGGTGATATTTGGTCATGCTGCATCATAGCATGCGGCCCCACGGATTTCGGGCTCGTGATCGCAGGGACTGACGCGCCAAGAATCAATATTGGCTTGGATGCAGCCAAGACCGAGATCATGTCCCGAGTGCTCGGCAAGCGCACAGTGCTGCACAGGTGAAAAACCTCGACGCCGTAGTTGCGGCGCTTCGTAGCTACCGTGTTGTCCCATCCACCCACGGATTCCCGCGCTGGTACGTCTATCGCACCAGTCGCGTCGTGGGTGGGGAGGTGCCGGCTGACAGCCTCACGTTTTTCGACAAGGGGAAGGCGCAGGCTGTCTGCGATGAACTCAATGCCAAGGCCGTGATCGAGGAGTGGCGCTACGGATAGCCCGGGCGCGGCGTGGCCGGTCATTCAAACAGGGAGAGCGACGATGAGCAGACCGGCAGACTTCCTTGCGTGGGCCAGAGCCACGTTCGGCCCGATAGCCCTTCTCCGAAGCGAGCGCCTGTTGCGCTTTGTCGAGGAGGCAATCGAACTCGCACACGCCGAGGGCATGGAGCGGGACACCCTCAACCTGATTGCCGATCGCGTCTATTCCCGGCCGCCGGGGAACGTGGGGAAGGAGATCGGCCAAGCCCAAGCGTGCTTGGAGACGTTCGCGGAGAACATCGGATTGTCCAGCGAGGCCGAGGCGCAGCGCGAATGGGAGCGCGTGCAGGAGATCCCGCAAGAGGAATGGACGCGCCGGCACCAGGCCAAAGTTGCGGTCGGTATCGCGCACTAAGGCCCGGAGTTTCAAACAGTCCGAAACACAGGAGAGAGCGATGCCCGATATCGTGAACACGTTTTTCCGCATGCATTACCCGGACGACTGGAACACCGCTTGGCAGACGCAGCATTGCGCCGGCAGCTACGGCCGCGAATACACAGGCAATCGGGAAGCCAACAGTCGCATCTTCCCCGAAATGGTGTGTGCTGACGGCTTCAAGATGAGCGTCCAAGGGCATTTCGGCGCTTACTCCTATCCGCGAGACGATTTTGCTGACGAGTACCGACAGGTCGAGATCATGTGCAAGCGCGAGGAAGTATTCGAGGAGCTTGGCCGTGGCTACGATGTCGGCGACAAGCGCATCTACCCCTACGTGCCTATCGAAAAGGTCGAGGAGGTTATTCGATCCCACGGCGGATTGGTCGCTGTCCGAAACATTGGAGAACGACGATGGTGAATAAGATCATTGAGGGAGCCAAGGAGGCTCTTGCTTTCGCCCGAGGTGAGGGCATGGCAGGCTCCATCCACGCAGCGATAGGCGGCCCCTACATCAAAGCAGATGAACATCGAACCCTTATCCAGGCTGCGATGCCTGACCATTTCATCGTCTGGAATTGGGATACTGGTCGGTGGGATGCTGTCAAAGAGCGCGTCCAAGTCATCGGATTGGACTAGGTTTTGACAGTATGGCGGCCCCTGCCATCCCGGCGCCGGGAAAAGTGGAGCGGAGGTGCATAGGTGACGTCCACGCGAAAGCGCCCTCACCAATGATGCGAGCGGCAGCCGGTATAGATTAGGCCGCACTTTCGATCAGGCAAGGAGACCGCGACCATGAGCCTAAAATGCCCCGAATGCGGATCAGAACATATCTGCCGCTTTTCTACATGGGTTTGCTGTGACGAGTGCTCGACGACCGGCGACCTCGCCAAGTTCGGTGCCAAATGCACATGCGCCCAGCCTCACCATCTACCCGTTTGGTATTGCGAGGCCCACGGCGAAGTCGTCGTATCGATGGATTAAGTCCGGAGTTCAGTAGAGAGGGAAAGAGCAAATGGTAGGGTTCAATTACTCAGGTAAGCATATCGCCGCAGAGCGCCGCGCAACGGTGGAGCAGTGTGCCAAGATCGCGGAGTCCGTTGCTGCGGAAGCTGGGGATGGTGAAGGCGAGATCTATATCGCAAGAAAGATAGCCGACCAAATCAGAGCGTTATTGATTGCGCCGGTCACGAATGGAGACCTGACCAGTGGCTAAGACCATGGAAGAATTGCTGGAGGAAAACAATCGGCTTCTGGCTGAGCAAAATCGCCTGCTCGCGAAAGCGGTAGCTGCATCAAATGGCGCCGCCACTGCACAATACATGGAAGAGATTCGGGCGCGCGCTCGACGTGACACCCCATGGGGTTGCAAGCCTCCGACATGGGCAAGATAGTACGGACTTGACCGATCACCATCAGATGAACGGAGACCGAAAGTGACGGAAGGATTAAAGCATGGCGACCGCGTTTCTGCCAAGTACAAGGGCAATGGGACGGTAATAGGTCCACCTTTCGAAATGTTCGACAAGCCTCATTTTGAAGATGATGTTTGCGTGCAATGGGACAGCGGGTCTATCGATTGGCACGGCCCCGCCGTATTGACTGCGCTATCGCGGGCATGACCGATGACTGGGCCTGCTGGCCCAAAAACTGGTGTAGCGCGTCATTTTTGTGATATGGGTCGGTTCTGTCTACCTTTAGGGGACGAACCTTGGCCGGCACACCAGCAGCAGCTCTACCCGATGGCGATGGCGAGATCACCGTCATCATCGAAGACGACGGCGAGACCGTCCGCACGCTCGACAGCGGCGACATAGCGATCGACCAGCCCGACGGCGGCGTGGTGATCCAGTTGAACCCGCAGCGGTTCAGCGCCGCCAATGACGATGAAGATCCCAAGAAATTCTACCAGAACCTCGTCGAGAAGATCGGCGACGGGCGCCTGATGGTGATCGCCGAGGAACTGTTCGAGGCTGTGCAGGCGGATGACGCCTCGCGCTCGGAGTGGCTGAGCGATCGCGCCGACCGTATGGAGTTGCTTGGCCTCAAGAGTGAGGACCCGCGGTCCGGAGACGGCGCCTCGGCGGTGGATGGGCAGTCTGTGGTCACCAACCCGCTGTTGCTCGAAGCCTGCCTGAAGGGCTGGGCCAACGCCCAGGCCGAGCTGCTGCCGGCCGAGGGGCCGTGCAAGATCGCCAGCTACGGCGACCCGACGTCGACCAAGGACGACGAACTGGGCGAGCAGCTGCAAAAGGACATGAACTATTACCTGACGTCGATCGCGACCGAGTTCGCACCGCAGACGTCGCACATGCTGTTGTGGGGCTGCTATTTCGGCGGCTCCGGGTTCAAGAAGGTCTACACCCATCCGCTCAAGAAGCGGCCCTATTCCGAGAAGGTCTCGCCCGAGCACCTGATCGTCTCCGACGCCATGACCGATTTCGATGAGTGCGAGCGAATCACGCACCAGATCTCGATGCGCCAGTCGGTGATGAAGCGCTACCAGCACAAGAACATCTACCGGAAGGTCGCCCTGGCGCCGCCGACACCGCAGGCCAATGTGGTCGACGAGGAGATCGCGTCCACGCAAGGGGTTTCGGTCAACAAGGACCGCCCCGAGGACATGCCGTACACGCTGTGGGAGATCCAGTGCGAACTGGACCTTCCGGAGTTTGCCCCGCCGGCGTATCGGGACGAGGGCATACCGCTCCCCTACCTCGTGACAATGGACAAGGACTCCCACGTCATCCTCGCGATTCGCCGCGACTGGAAGCCGGAGGACGAGGAGTGCAACCGCAAGAAGATGTACGTGAAATATCCGTACGTCCCGGGCCCTGGGTTCTACGGCACCGGGCTCGCCGGCATCCTCGGCAACGCCTCGGCGGCGATGACGGCGGCGTGGCGGCTGTCGCTCGATACCGCGATGTACGCGAACTTCCCGTCGTTCCTGATGGCAAAGCTAGGCGGCCGACAGAATACCTCGGATTTCCGGCTGTCGCCGGGCACCGGCCAGCCGATTGAGACCAATGGGCAGGACATCCGCGAAGTGGTGATGGACCTGCCCTACAAGGACGTCACTGCCGGTATTATGACGCTGATCGACAAGATCACCGAGCAGTCCAAGGCCGCTGGCGGCGCCCCTGACGTCCCGGTCGGGGAGGGCACGGCGAACATTCCGGTGGGCACTATGCTGGCCCATGTCGAGCAGTCCACCAAGGTGATGGGAGCCGCCCACAAGGGCCAGCACCGCGCCATGGACGAGGAGATCAGCCTGATCATGGACCTATTCCGGGAGAACCCGGAATCGTTCTGGAAGGGCAACAAGAAGTCGCAGGGCTTCTGGAACCCCGAGAAGTTGCTGGAGGCGCTCAACACCCGCGCGCTGGAGCCGAAGTCGGACCCGAACGTCCCGAGCCATATCCACCGCGTCATGAAGGCCGTGGCGCTGGTCGAACTGTCCAACAGCCCGTTGGGGCAGAACACCCTGGAGCCGGACGAGGTGATTCGCCGCGTGCTGGTCGCGATGCGCGAGGACCCGATCGGCCTGATCAAGAAGAAGGACCCGAACGCACCACCGTCGCCGGAGGAACTGACCGCCCAGGCCAAGGTCATGGAAGCCCAAGGCAAGGCCGAAAAGGTCAAGGCCGATGTCCTGATCGCCCAGACCAAGGCCCCGGTCGAGCAGGCCAAGGCGAAGGCGATGATCGAAGGCAAGTCCATCGAACTGGCGCGCACGCTGGCCGCCAACGAGGACGAGCGCGCCAAGGCGCAGACCGACATGCAGATCGCCCAGGGCGAGCACCAGCTCAACGCGGCGGAGATCGCCAGCGAGAGCAAGCGGCGTGAAGACCAGACCATGGTCGACATGATGAAGCTGGGGGTCGAGAAGGAGAAGGTCGGCCTCGGGCATCGTCAGGCCGACATCACCCAGCAGCAGAACGCCCAGCAGACGCAGCTGCAGGCCAACGACCAGCAGCACCAGCACTCGGTCGACCAGCAGAAGGTCGGGCTCGAAGGCGCAAAGCTGCAGGTGGATAGCCAGTCCCGCGATCAGGAGCACGGCCTCGCCGAGAAGAAGCTGGGGCTCGATCAACAGAAGGTTGACACCGACACCTACAGCGCGCTCAATCCGCCGAAGCCGGCCGGCGCGGCGCCGAGCGGCGGCAAGCGCAAGAAGCGGCGGCGGAAGTAATGCGAACGGTGGAGTGCGAACACTGCGGCGCGACCATGACCCACTGCATGGGTCCGCGCCCCAATGTCGATGTGGATACCTATTTTGCGCGTTGCTCCAACCCGGAAAGAGCTATCTGGCCCCAGCGGTGTGGGGTAAACTGCTTTCGAAGCATTCCGTCGGTGGTATCGAATGAGAGACCTGGTCGTTGAGAAAGCGCAATTCAGAAAGCGGGAGTACCGCCGCACGCACCCACTGAAATGCGAATTATGCGGTCAGCGCATCACCTCGCCAAAGGCGATGAAGAAGCACAAAGAGGTCAAGCACAAGATCTTCGACCCGCTCCGTTCGTTATTCTGCGTGACGTCGTAGCAGTTCCGTGCGATACAGCGTCAAAGCAACGCCCTGACCGCGCCGGTCCATAGCAGGACACATCGATGTCGCACCCGTTCAACAAGATCCGCCAGAGCAACGTCGAGCGTGCTCGGGTGAAGGGACTGACCTCGGGCTACAAGGCCGGCGGGAAGGTCTTCAAGGGCCACGGCACCACCGGCGACATCGCCGGCGAGATGGCCAAGACCCGCGCCGATCGCCCGCACCGCGCCACCGGCGGCAAGGTCGCCAAGAAGGGCAACGTCGTCGTCAACGTGATCACCGGCGGACAACAGCCAGCCCCGCCGCCGATGATGCCTCCTCCGGAGGCTATGGCCCCACCGCCCCCACCGCCTCCTGGTCCCCCGCCGGGCGCGATGGGGCCGCCTCCTGGCGTAGGTGGACCGATGGGTGGACCGCCTCCGGGAATGCCGATGCGCGCGCGGCGGCGGCGGCGTGAAGTCCGTCGGGCTCGACGTCGGCACCAAGGTGACCCACAAGCCGGGCAAGAACGATCTTGACGACATGAACCGCAAGCGCGTGGTGACCTTCGCCAGCGGCGGCGGTGTCAAATCTTTTGTGGCGCGGGCGAGAGGCGGCCCTATATCCTCACCAGCAACGGGCGTAGCTCCAGCCACCAAGCTGCCCGGCGGCGCCGGCGGCGGCAAGGGGCGCCTCGCCAAGAGGAAGATGTACTGATGGCGTTGGCGGATTCCGGACGAGCGCGACCGCGGCCCATTATCGGCGGCGAGCCTGTGAACGAGTTCATGGGCGACCACGATCGCCTCGCCCGGTCTTTGCACCAGATGCTGACGAAGGCCCGCGAGGGCCACGCCGCTGCCATCGTCAAGGGTGGCCCGAAGGATTTTCCAGAGTACCGCAACCGGGTGGGCGTGATCGAAGGCCTCGACATCGCCATTGCCTTGTGTGAACAGGCTCAGAAGCAGTTATAGACCGAACAAACCGCCCCATGCCGGGGTGGTGCTACGCAAGGGATGCCCCTACCAATGCCGCGCAGGCACCTGACGACAGCGCAGATCATAGCGCTAACCAAGGCCGGAGCCCGCAGGGCCGCAGCCGACGGATTTGCTATCACGCCTCTTCAGCCGCGCCACGTCATGCGCCTCGCTGAATTGCAGGCGCCCGCCTCCCCCACCCCACCGAAGGAAAGCTAAATGGCGCGCTCAAACGCGATCGGCAAAATGCGTCAAATTGCCGAGGACGAAACCGACCCGAAAGAGGTGCTGCTGAAGGCCCTCGGCAAGCACGGAACCACGGTGCTGCACTCGCAGGTTCTGGTCGCCGGCTATGTCCGCCCGGCGAAGACCAAGGGCGGCATCTGGCTCACCGACAAGAACATCGAGGAGGATCGATACCAGGGCAATATCGGCATGGTGATCGGTCTGGGCAGCGGCGCGTTCGTCGATGACCCGGTGGCCAACTTCCACGGTGACAAGCTGGAGATCGGCGACTGGGTCATGTACGTCCCGGCCGACGGCGTCGCCCTGTTCATCAACGAGGTGCCGTGCCGGCTGTTCTCGGACACGCGCATCTTGATGAAGGTCACGGACCCGGAGATTTATTTCTGATGTGCGGCGCTCCATCATCCGAAGGCAAGCCGCACGAGTTGTTGGCCCAGGTTCTCAAAGATGAGCTTGGTGTCACCGTCGATCCGCATGCCTTGCGGCTGCTTCTCATCCACCGCTGGGACCGCGTTGCGGTTCTGGCTCACGCAATCCACGACAAGGGAGCCAAGTGATGGCAGGCGAAGACGAAGACGGCGACGAGGTCATTGTTTCGCTTCCGGCAACGGAAGGCGAAGTCCAGGTTCGCA